ATTAAGTTCAACAGCAGTAGCAGCAATGGTTGTACCATTAAAGTTAATAGCGTCTACATATGCTACACCATCTATATATAAATCTTTAAACTCTAAACTACTAGAGCCTAAATCGAACACGCCATCAGAAGAAGGTGTTATACTAGTAGAAGCTATAGTTAACTGTTGACCCGGACCTAGCTTAGTTATAGGCCCACCTTCAGCAGTAGTACCGTCATGGGTATGTCCTGTCGTACTAAAGGCACTTACAATAGAGTCAAACTCTCCATCAAAGTCAGAGGCATTAATGATATTACCGTCAGCAATATTATTAGAAGAATCGTTACGTGTGTATCCTGTTCCCATTTTTAATTACCTTCTTGCATGTGTTGCATATTCTAATGTCAATGCGTCAAGCGCATATGGAACATCTGTATTGTTGTCTGCTTCAAACTGTGCAGATATAGTCTTTCCAGATCCTGTAGTTTGTGCAGAAAATACTTTTTGTAATTTAGCACCGTAGGTAGCAGTACCATAAGCACCAATACCATAAAACTGAGAGGCATTACTTGTAGCATTAGTAAATGTAACTGCTGGCATAACTACAGCACCACTCTCATCAAAGTCAAATTTTAAGTTTAGATCGAAGTTTACTCTTCCTTCTGGATCTAAATAGAACTGAGCTTTGTATATTGTCTTTCGTATACGTGGATCATTGATAGGATAGAAAGGTGTAGCAAATGTTGTTGCAATATTATTCCCGTCAAAACTAGATGTGTCATTTTCCATTCGGTGTAAAAAACCTTCTTTACCAGCAAAGAGAACAAACTCAGTTGTTCCTGAATACACACTTGCACACGCTGTTGCCTGTATACCTCTGGTTTCTGCAAAGTCAATAACAGATGCTTCACCCGGAGATGCAAATTGTGTAAACAGTATACCCTGTGCGTTAGGTCTTGTAAAGTTATCATTCCATCCTAATAGCCTATATTGTGATTTATTTCTTATAACTAAGCTAAAAAATTCAGTATGTAGTTTTACAAACTCATTAAACGTACCCTGTATCTTTTTAGTAATAGGTGCTAATCCAAAGTCACCAATACGTTCTGTAGCACTGAGGAGTCTTAAACCATCAGGAGCCATGAATACAACGTCACCACCTATCTCCTGTACACTATCTGTCTGTATACATCCTATGTCACGTGTAATAGGTTGTAAGTTAAATGTTGCTAATGCGTCACCATTTAATCTAAAGATAGATGAATCTGTAAATACTATAAGCTGATCTCTAAAACTTTTTATTGCTACTATACTATTATCTAAACCTATATTACCAGCACCATTACCACTTTGGAAATCTGTAGTGGTTAGTGGTGCACCAAAACTTAACACCCTACCTTTAGCATAAAAGATATGATTCTTATGTGTAGCAACTACTTTAGCTCCAATAACATCAGAAGGTGCACTATCTAGTACAGTAAATGTAGTGCCATTATATAGTGCAGGTGCATTCACACCGTCAACCAACACAAGTGTTTTTGTACCTGTAAAGTCAATGATGTCAAATCGTGTATTAATTGCACCTTCTCTATCACTAGAGATAAATGTTATAACTGCATTATTAGCAGGGCTACTAGCTAATTCAGGGTCAATAACAATATTTACTTCTTTAGTACCTGCATCAGAATAAGAAGATACAGTAGTAATAACTGTGTATGTTTTATCTATACCTGCAATAGTAAATACATCACCTGCTTGTGGAAATGTATCAAACGCATCTGCTACTAATGTTGTACCTGTTTGACTAGCACCATCAACTAATGGCGTACCATAGTTAGGTTTATTTATTTTAGTGTAGCCACTACCTGATGTTTCTAATATATCTGCATTAAGTGCTACAACAGCTTTATCATTAAAGTATGTAATACCATTAGCATAGTTTTCTGTTGTTACAGTAGCAAATGTTACAAGTGCACCATTAGCAGGGCTAGAGTTTAATGAGGTAGTTAAAGTAAGTGTTGCTCTATTATTAGTAGAACTAAACGAAACACCACCACCTGCTATTGTATATGTACCAGAGACACCTGCTACAGTTAGTGTATCACCAACAGCAGGAGTAGTATGTATTGCTCCTATGATTAATGTAGTACCAGACTGACTAGCTCCATGCACAACTGGATTACCATACGGAGCCATAATAGCACTGTCAAACTTAGCATATCCTTGTATACGTTTATAACCCCCATCAATAGAGGGTTCATAGTTACGTAGTATTCTAGCAGAGCCGGGTGCATTAATAGCTTGTTGCAATGGGCTAAGATTAGTTACTAATCCACCCTTGAACTCTATTCTAAATGTCTCCCATGCGTCAGGCATTATAGACCATCCAAGCTCGACCCTGCTGTAGACCTAGCTGAACCTAGTCTACGTCCTCCTGTTGCAGCAGGGATCATATAAGATCTCATGTAGTGGTATCTATTAATCAACATAGAACGCATTGCCTTAATGCCCTCATCTGACCTCTCCTTGAGCACTACAGCGTCTTGAGTGTTGCCCCTGAACATTAATGCATGAAACATTGCAGCGTCCACTACAACGTGCTTAAAACGATCAGGGATCACCATTGTGTCACCATGTGCGTCTAGGTCTGCTTGAAATACATAATAGTCATAGACTAGTGTATATGCCTGATCTGGAGGCTCTACCAATCCATACTTTAAATCAGGCCCATGAAATACATAACGTGGTAATGCGCGTTGTTGACTAGCTGCATATTCCTGATCTACGTATTTCTCTAAGTATTCATCATAAGATATTATAGATAATTTTCTAGTGTCATTTCCTAGCGTAGCGTTCTCTTTTATTCTGAATGATTCAAAGTCAAGAAGTTTAGCGTCAGTAGGAAATGCATATCTGGTTGTACCAGCAGTAAGGACTTGTTCTTTTTGTGAATGGTTAAAAGGCCACTCGTATTCACTCTCATTAATATATCGTATAGCAGAATTAACTGCATCTTTTATATGAGCATAAAAACCAGTAGAGGCTGCGAAGTTTGTACTAGTTAGTTCAACTTCATTGAGCCTCTTATTAACATCATTAACTAATGTAAGAAATGTAGTAGCCATTGAATATTCCCTATGTATGAAAGGGGTAGAGCGTTAACCCTACCCCAAACATTACGTATTACGCAAGCGTATCACGATCTACTTCATCAGCACCTACTGTGCCTAGCGCATCCATGTCCATTAAAAGAGCATAAACACGAACTACACCAGCAGTAGTTGTACCTGTCATGGCTTGAATTAAGATGTCAAGCGTATCGTCAGCAGCAGCAGCGGATATTGGTCCGTTACCAGCACTAACAGAATAGACACCAACTGCTTTTGCGTCAGGAATAAATCCATCAACAAATGCATCTGGGTCTACGCCAGTTACACCTAAGTCAAGAGCTACGTCAGTAGACGTACCAGCATGAATTGTAGTAACTTCCATACCTGCATCAAGCACTGCATGATTAGCAGGAATAGTCATTACCTGTATGATGTCAGCAGCGGCTAATGCAGTACCTTTAGAGGTAGCAGCCGCACCGAAATCGATTGATGTTTCATGCATGAAAGGTTGTCTTCCACGCATACTCGCGCCACGAGGTGTTGATAATTGAGCAGTAACTGTAGCCATTGTTCAATCCCTCCCTTAAACCAAACAGTAACGTGCAACACTTAGAGCTTCTGGTCTAAGTATCTTACGTCCATACAAATGCATTCCCCGAACTATATCGGCAAAGCTATCTGGATCACGATATGTCTCTGTCTTATTAATCTGCTCGGCAGTTGCTACAGCAGAAGAATGTCCAGATACAATCATACCAAAGTTGGAAGCATTAGTACCACCAGTAGTAGATGGGCCTGTTCCAATTGAAGGTAGGTTGTTAGACATATATACTTTAAAACCATGAAGGTTATTAAGTATAAGACCATTTTGGATTCCGCTTCCACCAAAGTCACCATTGAGAAGACGAGAGTCTTCATCTTTGAGAACCTCAACGAAAACTGGATCAACAACAAGCCAACGATTGTTGGTGTCAACATTTTGTTGATCAAGCAAACGAGCCATACGAGCTACGATTTGTAATGGGTTAGCATTACCTGAACCGGGTGTAGCAGAAGTTGCCCCACCAGCACGTGCCTGAATACCAATTGCACTAGAACCAGAACCACCAAACTCAGCAGCATCTATTTTCATAGTGTCTAAGAGTTCGTCAGTACCTGCTGTAGATACAGCAACCGCACCATTAACAGTTGTGTTAACAGCACTAGCATTGCTATGCAAAGCAGTCTGTTTGAAACCAGTTAAGTAACCAAGAGCGTCTTGGTCAAACTGGTCAGCTAGTCTGTAAGCCGCACGATCAGTAGCAAGCTGTTGGAAGTTAATGTGAGAGTGTGCCTCTTCAATGTCATCGACTTTAAATGCAAAGTAGTTTGCTTTGTCGATGGTGAGAGAGAACTCTTCATCATCCAAGTCTTGCGGAGTAATCGTAGTACCACGAGCATATGCTTTGACCGTGATTTCTGGCTCCTTAATTATTTTAACGCTATCGCCCATGTTTGCGATCTCGCCAAAGTAGTCACTATTTGTAATAGCTTCAACTATTGAAGCCTTACGAAAAGCTACTTGTACCTGCTTAGAGTAGATAATTGGTGAAAAATTACCATTAGGCAGGTTGCCGTAGCCTGATACAGATGAAAATGCCATTTTATTTTCTCCTTATACGACATCCTATGCGTACATAAAGTACGCGATTTTTTATCTACCTTAAGGGCCGTGAACTAAGAGGTTGTATATGTAAGGCCAACTACACATAGGCTCTTCATCATCGGGTTGTCTTAGAAGTATAGTGTAATATAGTTAGGTAGTCTTATTCAAGGGCTAACTATATCTTGCGACTATGTATAGTTATATACACAATCTACTGTTTGTCAACACTTATTATCGTGCCGATCCAGATATATCATAAATAAACTTCTGCTGTCTGATTGCTTCCATAATGTCATCCGATTGATTTTCGTATTCCTTTGCGGTCATACGTTGTACATCAGACTCTTTCAAGAAACCACCTGACTCATTAGCCATCGGTTTACTACGTTTTCCTTTAGTAGATACAGACTTAGCTGCATCTTTATTACTATTAGCTTTCTTAGTTGTAATGTTCTTATCTGCTTTGTATAAGTCTATTGCTCTACCAGCAGATCGTGCGTCACTATCGTTTTCGTACAAAGCATTTTGTATCCATTGTGGCTGATCTTCTGCCCATGTATGGAAGTCTTCATCATTACGTATGTCATCAAAGTCTGGATGCATCTGTAACAACTCTGTCTCTGCACGTTGTTTGCTTACGTCCTGTTGCATATCGTCTAATGCTTTAACACGTTGCTCTAGACTAGCTGATTGCTCTGCTGCTTTCTTCATAGCTATTGTTTCTACTATAGCAGCAACATCAGGATACTCTTTAGCCCATGTGTCTATGTCCTCGTCAGACTTAGGAAGCTTAATCTGTTTCTTAGTTGACTGTTCTAACTGGCTCTTCAATGCAGATATCTCAACCTTTAGTTCTTCTGTCTGTTTCTGTTGATGCCTACGTAGATCTGAATATCTTTTCTTAAATGTTTTTTCTTCAGCAGTAGTGGGTTCACTTTCTACTTCTTCTGTTGAGGCATTCTGTTTTTGTTCATCTAGTAGCTGTTCTAGTTCTTCTTCATCCTTCTTAAGTTTCTCATCCTTACTATATGGTCTAGCTACAAATGCTACTTTACTTGGTTGTACTTCTACTTCTGTTACGTCTGACATATTATATTTCCTTTCGTTGGGGCTATGGTAGCCTTGTTAGGGGCATAGGTAGCCAACACATGTGGTTTATTTTCTTGAAGCTAAACCACCACGCTTCATCTTCTTTTGTTTTTTTCTTTTAGGTATAAAGCCACCTTTACTTCCTTCTACGCCTCCAAAGTCACCCTCTTCAGCAGCAGCAGTTTCAGAGTCAGGTGCATCTGGGTCTGGTGCGTCAGGTCCACTAAATTGATCAACACCGGGTTCTGACAAACCACCACGTTGATCCATTGAAGAAGTTTCATCAGTTTGTGTGCCTGTTTCTGCTGGATCTTGCGTTTGCATTTGTCCAACAGACTGCGCCCCCGGTCCAACAGGATCTGGATCAGGTGCCTCAGCAGGCGGTGATTTATCAAAGTCTGCTTTTGCTTTATTTTTTCTATCTTGTAGTTCCCTGTCTCTTACTGTTGCTTGATAATTTATTTCATTATTCACTGTTGAATAACCTAGTGTTGTATTTGGTCCTATTGTAGTATAACCGTCTGGCGTTGCAGTAGAACCTTGTGGTCTATCACCTCTACCCACAGCATCTGCATGACTAGCAACCTGAGCAGGGGTTGCACCAAAAGACATAGATAAGGCAGCAGTTTGAGTAGCTGTACTATATCCTGCAACTGAATCTTTAGCATTGCCTAATGCAGTAGAATTAGCGTCCCTTTGCATTTGAGCAAATGTTTCAGGTCTGTCTGTACGTAGGGTTGAATATGCTCTAGCTTTATTAAGATTCTTAGTGCCTAGAGCTACATTTATTGCTCCTTTTGGACGATCAGTTCGATTATAATCTACTACCTCAGGGGCAACACCTGTTATATCATACATCGAACCCGGCGTAGGACCAAAAGTAGGAGCCTGTGCTACCATACCAAACCTATCTGCTACAGCAGATGCAACACCACCCACCACACTAGCACCCGTTGATATAGGAGACATTGGATTAACTGAAAGATACTCGGCTGTATTTCCCATAAACTGCCCAATACTAGCCTTCATAGGATTTTCTTTAGCCCAGTCACCATAATTAGCCAGTTCAGTAGGTGTCATTTCATCAAAAGATTTTTCTGTACCTGCATTACCTCGTTGCTCACCGCCAGCAGATTCCTGTGGTGTCATAGTACCATCTGAATTGATGCCTGTATTAATAGGATCACCCGGTGTAGTCTCATCATATTGATCGTCTGCTAGTACAGATGTTGTTCCTACTCTTGTACCAGATGTAGGATTAGCTTGAGCTAGAGTTGGTTTAGGTACAAAGCCTTTTGGTAGCGGTGGAAAGAACTTACCTGCAATTTTAGTAACCATTAGTTCCTGTCCTGTAGCTGGATTATGATACCGTGTAGGTGGTTGATACCCATCACCTATGTCACCTATTAACTGTCCACCTCTACTATAACTAGGTACACCACCTTTACTCATTTCATTCTCAGGTCCACCACTAACAATAATTAAATCTTCCATACCAAATGGTACATCATCATCTATTGTAGCTTCATCAGAGTTACCCATCTGACCCATATCTTCCATACGAGACAAGCCCTTCTTAGCTTTGTCACGTATCATCATTAGTTTTTCTAAACCAATAAAGCGTACAACGTCAGCAGGAAATACAAACTCACCCGGACTTAGCTTTGCATCTATATCATCTCGTACCTCTTCTTTAAGTGAGCCTGAAGGTACATCATTACCAGACACGGGATCAGTAGTATTACCCTGATCCCTTAAGCCACCATCTTGAAACATTTCCATTTGACTATTATACATTTATATGTTCCCTTAGTTGTTTAAGTTTCTGATACGCACTGATTGATCCTTGCGCTCTGTGCATTGTAACCATATCGGTAGATTGTTCTAACGTCTTTCTTTCACTCTCAATCATAGAGTCTAGATAACTACTGAATAGTACCCACTGGTGGCTGTTGCTGACTAGGGGTCGGAGCTTCTGGAGCAGCTCCTTGCGGTGACCCACTAAACCCTTGTTCTCCGGGTACTGGTGCTTGTCCTGTTCCAATTGTTCCTCCTCCTGCTCCTGATGTGTCCATTGGATTAGCTCCTGCTGGTGGCTGTGCTGCACCTGCTGGTGGTTGATCAGGTTGTAGACCTTTCATAATCTCAGCTTGTATAGCTGCCTCATCCATATTGTTTGTGACCTTATCTGGATCAAGGTCAAGAGACTTTGCAATCTCACGTATAATATAATTGAATTTTGCAAAAGGTGCAAGTGCTGGATTAGATGTAACACCTAAAAACTGCATCAATCTTTGGCTACGTACTTCATTAGCCATCAAACTTTCTGTTCCACGTGCAGATACTTCAAGATCACCTTTAATGTCAGGATCAAAATCAAACTGCATATTAAACTGAAAGAGTCCTTCTCCTAATGGTCTAAGTAAATAATCATCTACGTTTTTAATAACTGTTTTAATACCACCTGCTGCTGCACCCATCAACATAGATATACCTGATGCAGTTCTACCTACACCAGCTACACCTGTTTGACCATGAGCAAACGATGGAAAGCCTGTACTTTCATCTGATAGCTGTCTAGCTTTATCAAACATCATCATGTTCTCACTAGATACATTGGGGTACTTTGTACCAAATAGTGCCTGTCCCGGTGCACCACCCTGTCTTCTAAATACCTTACCGGGATACACTGTTAAGTCCTGCCCCGGTACTAGGTTTGTTTCATCTACCTCAATGAGTAAGTTACCTGACAGCACAGCATTGTCCACTGCCATACGCATAAAACCATTCATTAGAGTTTGGGTATCGTCCATGTTCTCTGCAATACCTACACCAAAGAAACTGTATGGGTTAAGTTCATAGGGTGCTGCCATGTAAGGTATACGTGCAGGTTTAAATGGATTAAGTACGACACGTAATAGTCTACCATTGCATACCCAGATGTTTGCCTGTAGCTCATCTAGATCCTGTAGATCTTTAGGTATTGTTATGTCCTGCTCTTCTAGTAGCTCAATATCTACTGTACCCCAATACTCCATAACTTCAAAACGATCTATGTCATGCTGTGGTGCATAGTCAGATAGGTCATCTTCCCAGTACAGCTTCTCGTAGTTCTCACCTCTTGTAATAACGTCATCAATTACACTGTCTCTAAAGTATGGGCGTTTCTTTAATGCACGTAGTTGTGAACGTGACATCTTATGTCGTTCTATCACATACTGTGCCTCATCCATATTGTTAGCGTCTGGGTCTGGGTAGAAGTTCCACACTGATACATGTGATACTTGTGGTACAGTTTTAATAAGTGGATTGTACTCACCTTCATCGTCCCAGTTAGGATACTCTTTGTCAATAGCGAATGGCCCTTTCATAACACCAGTACCAAACAAAGCCATTTCAAATGAGGTACTTCTTAAATGCTTACTAGCACCTGATTCCTCTAGCTGATCGTGTATCTTCTTCTGCATCCTCTTTGCTGCCACAAGAGCAGGGCTAAACGTAATTGCCGTACCAGTTCTACCAACACCTTCTCTAACACCCTCTATCTCTCCTAGTTTATTTGCATATTCACCCAATCTTTCATTTAGGGTATTCTGAGTGTCACCCGGTTGTAAGTCTTTACCATCACCAGAAAAGCCATACGGACTGTCCATAACCTCTCGTACTTCAGGAGATTCTTTTGGATCAAAGTGTACATCACCTGCTACACCATCTGGTAATTGCGTAGGGTCAATGGATAATGGAAATTTATTATTTGCAAATAGTACATCAACTATCTGTCCATACGCAGCAAGTGTTTTAGTCTTAGTTACTTTAATAAAGACACGTGATCGTTCTGCTTCTGAGAACTGTACATCTGTGCCGTACAAACCTCTATAGTTGCGGTACGCTTTAATCCAGCGTTCTTCATCCTGATACCTAAAGTCCTCTGCTCGTTTATATCTGTCGATGATAAATGGTACTAGATTTGCAATGTCTTCATCTTTGGACTCTTCTGCGTCCTCTAGATGTATAGCGTCTTCTTCCATTATAAATTCATCTGTCATTATTTTTTTCCTTAATATCCAAATACAGCATCTGCTACTGGCATGGTGCTTGGTGGTCGTTTGCTAGGATCGTAATCAAATAAATTAAACTTAGGTCTTGACATAACTCCATATCGTAATGCGTCATACAAGTGATCTTCTGCATGAGTATCTATATCTTCTGGGTTACGTTTGTCAATAGGCAATGCAGGTAATTGTGAAATTAGTTCTGTGCAGTTAGAAAAAAATACTAATCTAGGTTGTTCACTATCCTCATCTATCTGTAGTCTTCTATGTATTTCGTTCTTACCTGACACTCTACTTCCTTTACTTCTATCTGATGGCCTCCACCTACAGCCTTTATTAATCATCTGTTCTGCAAGTGATGGTCCTGTGTCACCTCGTTTATGCCATACAGAGCTATCGAGTACTCCATACTTTATATTACCATCTCCTACTTCTAAGTCAAGTACCATATCAGCTAAATCTGTTGCTAGTACTTTTGATACATATAACTCTCTATATACTATAAGTTGCTCATCTGGCGTAACAGCAAACCAAAGAACACCACTATAAGAACCATAACCATAATCACATGCCCTAAACTTAACCCAGTTATTTGGTATGTCGAATGGCTCAACCACATGTACATACCTGTTAAACTCTGTGAAGGCTGCACCTTCTTTAATATCCCAATCACCCTCTAGCAACTGCCTACGCTGGTGTTCAGGTAGAGACAGTAGCATTGCTTCGTAGTCACCTGTTCCAGCTAGGTATGGGTTATCTGATAACCTTGCAGGTATAAACCTACGTTTAAATAATGCCTTACCTGCTTTGCTGTGACCTGCTGGATACTTTAACGCTTCTCCTGTTTCTATATCTGTCGCAGCAAAACTTGTATCATATGGTGCTGGATCAATAAACATCTTCTTAACCCAGCCATGTCCCGGTCCTCCGGGGTTAGTCGTTGCTCTCATATACACATCTAAATCAGGGGCAGTGGAGCGTAGACGAGATCTCATGTAGTTCCATGCATAAGGCTTAGACCACTGAGTTAACTCATCAAAACCTATCCAGCTAAAAGCTAGACCCTGATAGCGCATGACATCATCATCACGATCTAAGTATGACATCCAAAGTCTTGCACCAGATGGTGCGGTCCACTGCATCTTTCTCTCTGACCATTTAATTCCCGGCCAGACTTTAGGATATAGTTCTTGTGACTTAGATATTAATTCTCGTAACTCTTCTGTTGTGTGCCTTAATAACAATCCGCTAAATGCAGGATGACCCATATATCGTAATGGATCAGCTAACATTGCATAACTCTTACCACCACCTGCACTACCACCATATAGTACTTCACGTTCTGGTGCAGCTAGAAACTCTGTCTGTGGCCCTGTATTCGGTTTGAACAGTACGTTAGCTTCTTGTTCAATGGCAGATGTATCATACTCTACTTTCTGTGGTGTGGACTCGCTTTGCACCAAGTCTACTTTCTTCGATTTCTTTGGCTTTCTTGATCGCCTTTTCCGCATAGTCTGCCCATTGACGGA